CGTAACGTTCAAACCAAAAAGGATGTTCATTTATTGACCCACAGATTAATGGTCGACATTCTATGTCATTTTCAATTAACGAATTAGTTAAGTTTTTAATATTCTTACTAATAATTGGAAATGAAAAATTTGAGATGAAAGAATTTTCTGGTGGTGAAATATTCCAAAAATTATTTTTTATTTCATTCTTATATCTTAAATAATTTTTATGTCTATTTTCTATTATAGTTTTTAACTTTTTTAATTGGTTTAAACCTATAAAAGCTTGTAAATCTGTTGCTCTTAAATTAAACCCCGGATAATAAAAAGTATATAGAGACCTAAATTTATCTATATTATATTTTTCTCTAAGAAATTCTTGTTTTTCTTGTGGTAAATCTCTGTCCCATCCGTGTGAACGTATTGATAATAAAATATGATATAAATCTTCGTTGTTGGTTGAAACCATACCACCTTCAATTGTTGACATATGATGTCCAAAATAAAATGAAAATGTTGATAAATCACCAAGAGTTCCCAATTTTTTTCCCTCATATTCTGAACCCATAGATTCACAAGTATCCTCAATTAACATAATATCATTTTCTTCACATAATTCAAGTATTTCTTTCATATGGTTTGGAAAACCTAATACGTGAACCAAAATGATTACACTTGGATTTTCGTTTTTAATTATTTCTTTTAAATGATTAATATCCAAACCTAAATTATCCATATCACATTCACACATAATAGGTTCTAAACCTAATTGTATTGCAGGTGTTACTGTGGTAACCCAAGACACGGCTGGTACTATTATTTTATTATTTCTTAATTTACCCGAAAGTATCATAGAATATATTGCGGCTAAATTAGCGGATGACCCTGAATTAACAAATACAGAATATTTAACACCCAACCATTCCGACCATTTTTTTTCAAATTCGATTGTTAAATCACCTTTAGTTAATCTTGGATTAGTCTTTAACCAATCAATTAATTGATTTATATCGTTAATATCAATTGTGTCTTTAACTAGTGTTATTTTCTCACTCATATTTTTTATTATATTATTTTTAATTAAAACCCCAACAATGAAAACTAATAGCGTCTTTATCTTGATGGGTTTGTATTAATTGTTTAATTTCGTCATCAGACCAATAATAATTACTTTTTCCTGACATATCAAAATTCAATGTTTTTGTTTCAAAATTTTCAGGGTAATTGGTATAGTAAAAATTACCGTATAAATCATAATCAGATGGGTAACTATCCCAATCAACATACTGATATAGAAGTTCTAAAAAATCCTCAACTGTTTCACAATTTGTTTTATTTAATAGTTCTTTGACAACTTTTTTATCGTACATTATAAATTCAGAAATAAAAGAATGATTATATTCTCTACCAATACCTAATAATCTTTGATTAAATGTGTAATATTGTTGGTGATAATGGTCTCGACCTAAATAAAATATGGTTTTATTTTCATTAAAAAACTCTAAATTTTTTAATATTACGCAATCAGATTCAATAACTAAAAAATTATCATTGATTGTTACGTTTTGAAAAATCTTTAACATCATTTGATAAACCCAATTTGGTCTGTGTTTTAATCTCAACTTATCTATTTTTAAAACATCTGTTTCTAAATGTTTATATACCGGTCTTTTTGTTAAAGTTTTTAGTAATTCCATATCAGTATATGATTGTCGGTCACTTAATATTAAGTGTATTGAATCAAATTCTAAATTTTTTTCACAATGTTCAACAATATATTTTATATTGTTAAAATCTTTTTCGTGAGATACTATAACTATGTCGTATTTTTTCATTATTTATTTTCTAATTATTTTGTAATTTTGGATAAACCAATCAATCGTTTTTCTAATCCCTGTTTCTAATGGTGTAAAGTCAAAATCTTCAGGAGCGTTAGAAATTGCAGGTTTCCTATATTGACCCATAGGTTTTTCTGAATCAAAAATAATATTATTTTTTGGAATATCTAAAGTATTACAAATTATGTTTGCGATATCTAGAATTGAATGTTCGTTAGGGTTTATTGCCATAAAAGACTCGTCATTTTTCCAATTATCTAATGACCATAAAATTAATTTTGCTAAATCATCAGAGTGAATAACTTGTCTTAAAGGACTACCATCACCCCAAACAATCATTTTTTCAGAATTTAATTTTGATAAGTAAGCTCTATGTATCATTGCTGGTATCATATGACCGTCTTCTAAATGAAAATTATCATTAATACCATAAACATTTGTAGGAATAACCGATATCCAATTGGAGTTTAACACTTTTTTAATTACGTTTGTTTGATATCCAGCAATTCTTTTAGAATATGCGTATCCGTGATTTGAAAAGTGAGGTTCACCCATATCAATTTGGTTTGGTGTTAACGGAAATGTTATGTTTTTATCCGGGAAAATACAAGTTGATAATAAGTTAACAAAATTTGGAATTTCATTTTTAAATGATGACTCAATTACATTGTTATTAATCATAAAATTCTCAATAAAAAACCCTTTATTATTTTTCATATTAGCTTGTACACCACCAACTTTAGCTGAACAATTAATAATAGTATTAACACCATTATTTTTAACGTGATAACTAATATAATCTAATGTTTTTTTAGCGTCTGTTAAATCAACCTCATCTTTTGTGTGATAAATATGGTTATCACCTAAAATATTTTTTAATGATGAACCGACTAAACCATTTGACCCGGTAATTAAATATTTTCTCATATTTTAATCCAATTTTCCCCACCAATATCACTACTATCCGGTCCATTGTTGAACCAAAATGATGGGTATATAACTTTTTTATTTTTATTTTGATTTAACCAAGCACCCCACCAACTAAAACTTGAGTTAGCTATAATATTATGGTTACACATCGACATTAAATATAAGTCCTGATAATCTAAATTTCCACTAATAAAAATTTTATTTTTTATAAAATTTAAATTAATTTTACACCATTCTATATCGTCTGAGAAAATTAAAAATAATGTGTCTTCACCGATTATTGATATTGCTTGTTTATAATATTCAATAGTTTGTAACGGATGAAAATGTTGTCTATCAACATAATTACCTCTTCTAACGTGAAGTGAACAAGTATTTTCAAAAATTAATGATGGATATTTATCCCTTAAATAATGTTCAGTCGTGATGTCTATTTTATATAGATTAAGGATATCTTCTCGGTATTTTACGAAATATTTTTCATTTTGATAATAACCATCTAATTTTAGATTACCATTTATAACTGGGATATCAGTAAAAGATATTGGTAAATGATGTGTTTGGTGGATAAATTCAAAATTATCAATATTACCAAATTGAATGTTTCTTAGAATATTATTTATATATAACTCTAATGGACTATGAATTATGGCAATATCGGAAATATCAATCCTTAATTCTTTATTATCTCTTTTTGAGATTCCATAAGCTGCCGCAATTTGAAATAGATAATTACCTAATCCACCTTGTAAATGACTTGAAATGTAATTCATATATTATTAATTTTTTTTGTAAAAAACATTACCAATTGTTTTATGAACTAAATGGTAATTATTTGAATGTAATAAATTTTCCCCGAACGATGTTATTGTTTCAACACAAATTAAATTGACATTTATTTTGTTGAAATCGATTCCTAATAAAACTTTTTCATCATAACCTTCAGTATCAATACTAATAAAATCTATATTTGTTAGATTATGTTTAACTAATAATTCTGTTGTGTTATATACTTTCAAATTAATCTCATCAAAAGTACATTTGTAATAATCCTCACAACCTTTTTTTTGTTCTTCTAAAAAAGTTGATATTTGATGGAAATCATCGTTGTTGTCAATATAAAAAATAGAATCAGTTGTGATATCACCACAACCACAATTTTCAATAATGATTGAGTCATTACTTGAATGTAGTTCAAGTAATCTATTATAATTTATCGGAGTTGGTTCGACTAATAATCCACACCAACCATTCTCTATTAATTTTTTAGTGTTTGAATTGTTAATACCATCAGCTGCACCAATATCAACAAAGACACCTTTCTTATCACCAAAATAATTTAATATAAATTCTTGTTCACCGTACTGACTATAATCCATTTTTAATATTATTATATAAGTTTATTAAAGTTTCACATCTTTTTTCATATGTGTGTTGTTTCGATAATTCTAATCCGGATTTACCCATTGATTCCCTTAAATTATCGTCAGATAATAATTGATTTATTTTTAGAACCATTTCATTATTATCTTTATACATCATAACGTTAACTCCATCAATAAAACCTAATTCTTCATATTGGTAATTATAGTTAGTAACTAAAGGTATTCCACATCCAATAGTCTCAAAACTTCGATAATTAATATCATTTGATAAATTACAATTCCAATGTACTTTATATGAATTAATCGCCTTAACCATAGACTCTCCAATAACAAAATTGTCATATATAAAATTAAAATTACTTGATAAAAAATTTAGATAATTAGTTCTATTTAATAAACTACCACAAAACCCAACATCACATTTTTTAGTAACATCTCTTGATGATATTAAAGTATCGTCAAATGAATTTGGAAACCAAACTTTATACTCGTCATTAACATAATCTTTTGTTGAGTGTAATAGAAGATTGTAGTTTCCTTTATTAAATTCATTATTATATGATGACTCACCTTTGACGTGAGCGTCAATACACCACAGGAATTTTATAGTGTTAACATTTTCTAAATTAGGTACCCAACCACTATAGTCATAATTTTCTAAATTAATTATTAAATCAAAACTATCAAAGTCAATAATGTCATTATAGTTGTCGTGTCCTAATCCCCACACCGTGGCATTATACCCAAGTTTTTCAAAACCTCGTTGTAAACAAAAACATTCTCTAAAATGTCTATTTTCATTATGTCTACCATTCTCTTGTATTAAAAGTATTTTTATCATATTAATTATTTGTTATAATTTTACTAATTACACCATTTAGTAGGTTATTATTTAAGTAATTCCCTTCTGTTAATGGTTGAATGTTATTTTTTTTAATAAATGATTCCATATTATCTTTATGCACAAAAATATGGTCGGAAGGATATACATATTCTAAATAAAAAGGTATGTAGTCAAGATTTTTAAAAAAGGTAAAGATGTCTGAATCATCATAACCAAACTTTGCTAATTGGAAGTTTTCTAATTCTACAATTAATATTGGTTTATCTTTTTTTATTTTTTCGATACCACCTTCTAATACAAATTTTTCATATCCCTGAACATCAATTTTAATAAAATCTATTTTTGGTAAGTTTAAACTATCGATAGTTTTTATGTCAATTTTTTCACCTCCGGAACCAACACTTAAATCACCAATATTGACCCAATCTGATTCGTAATTAATTTGATTCATTTCAGATATAGTATTTTCATTACCTAATCCAAAATTATGTAACATTATGTTTTTAATATTGTTACTATCAATCGACATTTTTTGGATGTCAAACATAGTTTTTTGTGGCTCAAAACTATAAACTTTATCACAATACTTTGAGGCGATTATTGAGTGCCATCCGTAATTACTCCCAACATCCATAAAAGATGTGTGAATGTCTAAATTATTTTTTAAAAATTCAATAATATGGTTTTCCCAAATTTTTCCGTTAATAATATCACCACCAATACCATCATTTTTAAAAGTATATATATCAAACCAATCGACTTTGGTTTTAATTATTTTATTTGTTATCATATAATTTTTTATATAAGTTTTCCCATTCTAATGTTATTTTTTTTTCTTCAAAATCCATAGTCCTTTTTTTTGCATTATACGATATTTTTTCGTATGATTCTTTATCATTACAAAGTTTCACAATTGATTCAACATATTCATTTTCATTTTTACAAACAAAACCACCATCTTTTATTATCTCTTCTTGAGCATTATATCCCGCAAAATGTGAAACAACCGGCTTACCATACATCATAGATTGTGCTATTGCGGTACCAAATGTTTCCCCATCAATTCTATAGTGTAAGAACATATCGATAGTGTTGTGAAATTTATGTATTAATTCATCATCATTAGTTGGGTCAATAATGATACATTCGTTATTTAAACCTAAACTATTAATTAAACTTATTGTATGACTACACGCACCAATTATGATGTATTTAAATTTATATCCAATATCTTTTATTTTTTTTAACGAATTTAATGATATTGGATGGAAGTTATCTTTACGGCCTACTCTACCAAATACAAAATAATCTTCCGGAATATTATATTGTGTTTTTAAATTGTCAGTTGAGTTTAATGGTAACGGAATTGGGTTATAAATCATATAATCAGAACCATTTCTAATGTTAGTAACCATATTACTGATTGTTACAGAACAATCTAAAAATTCAGAATTATCTTTACCTCCAAAAATATTAGTTTCAATTTGAATAGGACAAATTCTTTGATTAAACGGCCATTCAAAATACCCACTTCTAGCAAAATGAATTATATCAAAATTATATGATTTGACTATTTCAGTAAAATTAGTTTCTCTATAAGGGTATCCAACATCAGAACCTAACTTATCTATTGAAGCCTTAAAAGGTATTAATTGGTAATCTTCTAATTTAGTTTTTAAGTAATCTAAACGATTATTATCTTGGTTAGGGTTATAACAAACGTATACATCAAATAAATTAGGATTTAAATTTAATAATATTCTTTCGTGAGACCTCCAAGTACCCCCATAATCTATTGTATGTGAGTAAAATAAAATTTTAATTTTTTTCATACTATCTTGCTACGCTAGTGTTTAATCTATATGTGTATAATCTTTCCGGTATTTGATAAAATTTATATCCATTGTTTATTCCTCTTTTCCATAAATCCCAATCTTCCATACCTCTAACATCGTGATACCCACCTAAATTATTTATGGCATTTGTTCTAATTAACATTGAGCCGTGTGTTAAAACGTTTTCAGTAAAAATTTTACTTGAGATATCTGAATGGGTAATATTTTGAGTATTATCAAAACAACTTGGGAATAAATTATTATCGTCATTACTATTAATGTTCCAACAATGAGTACCTAAAAAATCAACATCATTATTCTTTATGTAATTAACTTGTTGTTCAAGTTTGTTTGGTAAGTATAAATCATCAGCATCTAAAAATCCTACCCATTCAGTATTAACATATTGTAATCCAAAGTTTTTGGCGTAAGATAACCCTTCTTTTTTATCCCTTGTTAATATGGTTAAATCTAAATCATAGTTTGAAGTATCAATCATTTCTTTGGTTTTATTCCAACACTCATCTAAAACAATAATAGTTTTAAAATTTTTATAAGTTTGATTTACCAACGAGAGTATTGATTTGTTTAATAACATATCGTGAAATTCATTTGTACTATGCACACAAATTAAAATAGTTAATGTCATATTTTTTTAATAAATTTTTAAATGATATTCCGGATGTCTATTTTCATTTTCGTCAAAAGTATCCCCAATAAATTCTTTGTTTATTCTTTCTGATGGGAATTTTTTAGAATTACTATTATAATTTAAGTATGAGTCGTGTACAAAACTATGGTTAACAACTAAAGGATATATTTTTTCTCTTAAAAAATTTTGGTCCACTTGCCAAAAATTACCTTTAGTATAATCATCAATAATTGTCTTAATGTTTTTTATCAACCCATTTCTAACTCCCCACATACCACCTAAAATTTCTGTAGCGTGATATGGATGGTCTCTCATTATGTGAAAATCTTTATCTGAATTTAACCATTCATCTACCGCTAATTTTTCTCTATTAGATAAACGACTATCAGTATCACGAGATAACATAATATCTGAATCATCGCAAGCGTAAAATCTCCAAAACATACCTCTCCAATCACCATCAACATCCATCATAATGACCTCGGTGTGTGGTAATGACTTTAATGTTTCAATAATGTTAGTTGGAACTGAAAGTCCACAATAAAATCTCGATATCCACCCCGGAAAAATAATTGGTGTTAATTCGGCATTTCGAATTGCACCAATTGTGTATTTAGGGTTATCTCCCCATAATGAAAAACTGATTACTTTTTTCATAATCCAAAATTAATTGATTTATTTTTTAAATAAATGTTTCTATCATAATCAACATTTGTAAAATTTTCTTGATGTATATGGTCTCTATTACCAAAACCCCAATCAGGATGTTCGTGTTTAATGATTACATTATTAAAATAGGTCTGTTTCCCCAATAAATTCGCAACATCCATAAATTCATTATCCGACCAAACAGATTTATATTCCGGATTATAAATGTAATTAAATCTGTCATAATATTTTTTACCTAAAATACATAAAGTATTTAATCTATTTTCTTGATATCCATCATTAAACCAAAGAACACCATCGGTATCCGGATAATGGTTTTTCATATTATTTCTAATAATATTATCATAACCTTTTACAATTGGTGTCATATCATCTGACGCTAATAAAACTATATCCCAATCATTGTATAATTCCATATCTCTATTTATTGCATCAACTTTAGATTTACTATCACCAAAAATAAATTTAGTGTTTTTAAATGTTTTTAATATTTCAATAACGTCAGGTGAATTCATATCTGAGTCATCATTATCTAAGGTTACTAAAAATTGAGTATTCTCTTTGTCATCACAAAATTGATGATATTTGTTAAAAACATTAAGAAATTTAAATTTACGATTTTTTGTTGGAAATTTAATTAATAATTTCATTTTTATGCGTTTAATATGTTTAAGTATTCTGTTTTAATTTTAGAAGTAACATTACCGGATTTAAATTTTTCTAAATCATTAGGAACCTCAAAAAATTCTTTATCAATAATATCTCCGTTTGAATTAACATTATAAATCCAACCCGGTTTACCACACATCCAACCTTCTATAGTTGTTCTACCTAATAAAATTCCCGCGGTTTCAGAACAACTATGAATAAAATTATCCACATTAGGCGTTGCTTCATAATATTTAACGTGAGAATGTTTAAGTAATTCAGGTAAATAATCACTTTGATTTTTACCAACTAACCACAACTCTTTATTTTTATCTTTAGTGTAATTAATTAAATCAAAAATAGATTTTTTACGTAAATAATCTATTGTTCCAACAAATAATACTGAATTTTCAGATGGTTTATTTTCGGGTTTAAATTTAACGTCATCAATTGGGTTATAAATTACTTCAATATCATTTTCAGAAATTTTAAATTTATCAACTAAATGTTGTTTTATTTCGGGTCTAATTGCTATATATTTTTTAATACTATTATTAATAACCGGATTTTCTAATTCAATAACTTCAGAATGTATTGTTGAAATTTTATCAATGGTTGGGTATAAAGTATTCATAACATCAACAATTGGTTTATGTTGGCAATGAATAATATCATAATGAACCTCAGATATTTTATAAAAATTATTTGGTGTTGAGGTTCTTGGCCCTTCAGGTGTGTTAATAATCCATTTACCATCCCCTAATTTATAACCCGGAGTTTCTTTAATATTTTTAACAACAATACCTAACTTAGTAGCGATAGAAACTAACGGACCATTTGTTTCTGAGGCAACTACGGTTACATTACAATTTTGATTTATTAAGTTTTTTGCTAATTCAAACACATACATTTCTGACCCGGTGTAATTTTGAAAAAACAAACAAGAAATCATTACATTTAATTTATCGGTAGATTTAAATTTTACTTTAGCCGGCAAATAGTTTTTGTATTTATCAACAAAAAGATTTTTATTTTTTTCCCATTGGTCATTAGTCATACCAATTGATTTATGGGTAATTCTAATATTAGTTAATACACCAATATTAACATCAGATAAAAAATTCTTAAAACAAAAATTAACATCATACATATGGAACCCATCCACAGTTTCATCAAATAATTCTTTAATTCTTTTTCTATGGATTGCAATAAAAACACCATCAACAATTACGACGGGTTTAACTGAATTTTCAAATGAATTGGAGTATCTTGATTCCCATTTTTTACCCCCATTTTCGTGATTTACTATTCCGTACATTTTAGTTCTATCATCCCACCACGTGCCACTAATAGGCATATGTGTAGTTCCGGCCATACCTAAAATACCATATTCTGGGTTTTTATCAAATAACTTTGTTAACTTACTTGACCAATTATTGGTGTCAAAATATATGTCATCGTGACATAATACGATAATATCATTATCTGACTCACTAATTATTTCATTATAAACTTGTGATAAATTTTTTTTACCGTTGTTAATTTTCTCAATAATTTGAACCTTTGGGTTCCCCGAAGATTTTCTAAAATAAGAGATTAATTCCGGGTTATGTTTTCGTGTGCTATAACCTATTGTAATCATACCAAACCTGTTGAACCAAATCCGTTGGCTCCTCGTTCTTTTTTATTTATTTGAGCCACTTGATTTAAACCAACCCAATCACCATTTACGACGGGACACAGAACGGCCTGACCAATTTTCATACCTTTTGGTATTGTTACGATATAATTGTTTGTATTAAAAACAATAACCTGAACTTCTCCAGTGTATCCATTATCTATGGTGCCCGGAGAATTCAACACCATTAACCCGTGTTTAATTGCTAAACCACTTTTAGACCTAACTTGGATTTCGTATCCATCTTTAATATCAAAACATAATCCTGTTGGAACTAAAATTCTACCAAAAGGTGGTACCTCTAAATCCTCAACAGAGTGTAAATCAAACCCTGAGTCACTACCATAATTATATTTTGGATGAACGGCTTCCGGATGAATAACTTTC